AACATTAACCTTTACCTCCGGAGAAACCATGCTTATTTGCGACTTTATCGATCGCAATACGCTTGGATGATCTGGTGTTATATTGTTTGTCAACTTTCGAGTTGGGGTTAGCATCACCTATTCGCTTCATCATGTCATTGAATCCGCTGTCATTTTTAGTCAAACCGAGACCGACAGTATCGCCGGAGAATCTGGGTGCATGTGTTATGATTTGTTTAAGGTTCGGATTGTCAGCTAGATAAGTTAATCTCTCCGACATAGATAGAAAGGCTTCATGCTGCTCGCCGGTAATCTCATCTTCAAAAGCATAAGTTGGCATATTAGTAGTTACCTCTCATGTGTTTATTTAGGCTACTCACCGTTAACATATTCATAGATTTCCTTCCATCCTTGAACTCTTTTTACCTGCCAAGGCTCTTTCCAATCTCTGTTATAAGGAGCATCTATTAAGAATACATCCATTCCCATCTTGACACCTTCCATGGCATTATCTGGCTTATCTTCAACCCAGATAGCTTCTGTATCTCTCCACTCATCAAGAGCTCCATCTTTATCAGAGCCTGTATCAAGTGTGATCACTCTATCAATAGCATTACCAAAATGCTTCTCTAGGTTATGCTTTCTCAGCTTAACTGTCTCTGGATCTAATGAGAGGCTAGTAACTACATCAAGTGTAATACCCATCTCTTCATATAGCTTCTTAACGTACTTAACAGCATCGCCTTGAGGCTTTAAGCTTCCTATTCTGCTTGAGTTACAAAACACTCTAGGTAAATAGAACAACTCTTGAGGTTGTCCAACTGGAGCTTCTGGACCATATTTGTGCTGTATATCGTAAGCTGTGGGATTTTGTGGTGTTAGTCCAAAGTGGAATTTCATCCATTTATCAAATGAATAAGCCCAATCAAGGAGCACTCCATCGCAATCTGTTATTATCTTTTTAGTCATAGTCATAGCTTAGTTCTTTATTATACATATATTATAACCGATATCCGGATTTAAGGCAACTGTTATTTACCTATCTTATGACATTATATCTTATTGATTTCCAATGAGTTAGATGTGATTCTTCATCTTTCCACTCAAAGTCTTGATGATCATGTGCACAGGTCCTACCTAATCCACGTGATTCTAGGTCGAGCATATGCGCATGGAATTCCTTTACTCTCGTCAGTCGATCCTTCTCATGTGGATCTACCACATCCTGCACTAATCTTGAGAACCAGAAGAACTCTGAATAATCATATTTTAGGCCGAAGCGTAGAAATGAGTAGTCGTTACCATGATATCCTATGAAGGCTTGATCGTAGCCTCCTCTGTTATGAAACTCATTAACAGAGACTAGAAAGGAATTGCGGCCAATCTTAGGACCATAGTTACCAGGCATGTAAACATACTCATCATCGAGTACAGGAAGTACTCGTGTTATCGCCATCAGATTATTAAGAGTGACGACCCAATCAGAATCTATCAGCAGGTTCCATTTGTTCTGAGTCTCTTTCATGAGACAGTTCCTAGCACCTTCGTTATTCCATCCCAGGTCCTCTGGTATGTGAATCACTGACCAGTGGTCAGGTACATAAGATTCCATGAGTGGATACTCTTGAGAGCCATCATCGATTACTGTGTATTCAAAGTACTTACCATCAGGATCAATAGCATTATACCACGCAAAGATTCTCTGCATAACCGGTTGGTTATTATAGTATGTGTAATTAAGCCTTAGCTTACCTTCATGCATAGCAGGATACCATCCACTTAAGCCTTGTGAATGGTTCTTTATACCAGTAAAGTTATCAAAGTAATCTGTATCGCTGATGGTGTTGGCATCAGCAGGACCATTTAGCATTAGCTTGCTTTCTTAGTTTTCTTCGCGGCTTTCTTTACTACAGCAGGTGTAAGTCTGGGAATGCTTCTCTTACTAGCGACTCAGTGATACCTTTGACAGGCTCTTGCTTCTGAGACATTCTGATAAGTAGTTTAGCATCTTGTGGATGAACTGACTCTAACAATTCAAGCCAAAGCTGTTCTCTTTTAGACTGAGTCGCTACTGGCCTTCCATTCTCTACAAATATATCTAACTTCTTAGCTAGATTTAGTAATCTAGTTTCTACCATAGTGCTGTCACCTTCTGAATAAGGTGGCTGACTATCAGGTAGTAAGAACTTGATATTAGAGCTGAATGCTCCTTGTAGTATTGTCCTAACTGCGTAGTTGTCACAAACCTGTTGTAGGTATGCTACTTGCTTCGCTCTAGGGCTGTATGAGACGCATGTGTTAAATAACTCGTAGACGCCTTTTGTATTTCCTGTTGACATAATTAATATTCTCCAATGTGTTCAACTAAACCTTTTAACTTGTATTCGATGAAGTAATTAAATAGCTTCTCTCTACCATTAGCAGGCTTTTCAAATTGCTCTAATATATTTAGCTTGATCTCTTCAGGTGTTTCTGTCAGATCAACAAGCATCTTATTACGGGCAAAGTTTCTTTTATGCTCTTCTGACTCCAGATGAACATCTCCATTCTCTTGTACGACTTTATTAATAAACGTCTTACGTAAGGGCTTTTGACGACTGTTAATAAAACAATCATCCTTAGATAGTATATTTGGTATACCATCTCCTCTATCACCTTTGAGTATATGTTCAATTAAGAACTTCTCAGGTTCCGAGGATGTAACAAACTTCTTAAGCACAGGATTGTATTGTTTTACATTCGCATACTTCTGTAGTTGTACAAAATCTTTATCACCAGAGAGAATTAAAATAGGCTCTCCAGTGTTTAAAGGCTTTCCAAATTTGTGGCAGAGTGCACCGATGATATCATCAGCTTCTGCACCTGAGGCCTCTATAAACTTATACGGAAAGATATCTCTTATCTCTCCTTTAATATTGTTAAGAGCTGACCAAATAGCTGTCCAGTCTAGCTCTGACTTATCTCTCCAAGCCTTGCGATGTGCTTTGTAGTATGGAAAGACGTCTCGACGCCAGTAATGCTTATCATCAGTTGCTATAACTAACTCACCAAACTCTTCGAAGAACTTCTTACGATATCCTTTGATAGCATTCAATACCATATGTCTGATTATACTCTCATCCATCGGTATGTTATGATGTGATCCAATCTGTGCCATCAGATTGGAGATCATTACTTGATTCAAATCTACTATAATCACTTACTCACCTCTTCTCAATGTACTCATTATATATTATATGAACTTTTAAGTGTGAAGTCAACTGTTATTCGTCGTCAAAGAACTCGTCTTCCATTTGGAAGGTTATATCAGCATTTAACGGGTTTATATGTTCCATAGCATAATCTTGTAATGAATGTTTACGTCCATAGATTCTTGATATTGTTGATTTAATTGCTTCGTGAATCAGCAATAGGTCGCGTTGAATATATTGATTTTCAACTGATGGGATGTTTGCAGAATCGAGTCGGTTGAATACCCCCAGACTTATATCTAGAGCTACATCGATAATAAGATTATCTGTCTCTTCGATCGCATTGAGTTTCCTCTGGTCCGCTGTAAGCTTGGTGCCAGGGAATGGTATTACTTGTCCCATATTATTATTTAGCTTTTCTTTTTGACTTAACAACACCTTCTCCTGTAGCTTTTACTGTACCACGATGTGGTAATGGTTTTAAGCCGAATGCTCTTCTCTCATCATTATCCATCTCTGCTGTCCATACAACTCCTACGTCAGGGTAGTGCACTCCAATGCTTCTCTTAGGTCGATTAGGTAGTACACCTTTCTTCTTATCTTCACCGTGATGGTAAGCCATTGCTACGCATGTGAATCTAGTCTTCTTGTCCATATTCGGCCCTTGAAATAGTGATGTGTAGCTTCCACTACGTAAGTATCCCTCTAGCTGGTTCTGATAGGACTTCCAGGTTGTATATTTTCCTAGTGCCTTCTTATCCGACCCCCACTTGTAGGCTTTGTGAGCTGCTGATGCATGCTCCTTGACCTCTTTGATCCAAGATCTAACATTTACTAATGACAATGGATCGTCATCTGGTAATGCTACAACGCTTTCAGCATAATGAACATACTTGGGAGGACCTTTCTTCTTTCTAGCCTCCGCTAATCTAGCAACCAGCACCTCTTTCTGCTCAGGTGTGATCTCTCTCTTTTTCTTATAAGCCATAATAAACTCCTAGTATATACGTCCGTTACTTTCTTTGAGAAATACAAAGATAGAACTGTTTAGATATCCTATTATAGTAGCTTTCTTACTTTATGGCAACTGTGTCGGTTTCGATGACGAGTGATTCTAGCAGGCCTTTCCACTCTATTTGACGAGCATCCCATGTGTAGAAGCTATCAGCATACACCTTCTGCATTCCTAATCTCTGACCCATAAGAGCTGCTTTGTCTTTATTCAGATAGAGCTCTATTGCTTCTATCAGACATGTACCAAATACTCTAGCATGCTCATTAATGTCTTCATTGAACTGATACATATATGTCCAGTTAGCTGCTGTCTCTGGTAGAGCACCTAGGTTAGAATGCACGCACATAAGGCCTGCGCTCATTGCTTCCATTAATGATATGCAACTAGTCTCAGTCCAAATGCATGGGTAAGCGAAGATGTGAGACTGTTGTAGAGCGTCTCTGACTACTGTGTTAGGTTGGAATCCATGATATGTGATCTGTGGATGATCTTCACAATGCTTGAACAGCTCTTCATATTCTTTATCTCTTTCTGGCCATCCATAAGCATCGAATGATGAGAATACATCTAGATGTAAATTTGGATACATCTTAGCTATCTCTTGAAACACTGGAAATAATATCTCTAAGCCTCTATGAGGTGTAGTGTGATATATTAGTCTTAGCTGCTTCTCAGGATCTGGTTTATCTTGATGAGCTATTGGTACAATAGCATTCTTTAATACTACAGATTTACTATAAGGTACTCCAAGATAATTATGGTACTGCTGTAGCTGCCAGTGAGATACAAATACTAGTTTTGAGAATTTATCCCATCCTCTGACGCCGTCAGGGACGCCATCTTTAAGATGCTGTGATTCAGGATCATTAGGTAGATCATGCAGCCATAAAATCTGCTGCTTAGTCTCATCTATCTCTCTCACTCTTGAAGGGATAATCTGAAATTGATTTAACAATTCTGGGTCAAGACGTTCAGCCAAGCCATATTTCATTAGCTCGGTGCCGCCATGTGCGTTTCTATCTAACTCATTTGTTTCAACACCAGGCTTGGTGTCTACGATTTCTAGTTTCATAATATATCCTAATCATAAGGCAGCATTTCTAAGTAATCTGAGAACTGTTCATAGCCACCGATCGCTTCACCATCTATTCGCACCTGGGGAAAGGTACGAGCAGTAGGAAACTGTTCGAATAGTTCTTCTCGTGTAAAATCTTTATCTAGTTGTTTGTACGTGAATTCAACATGCTCAGGATACTCATCCTTTGCTAGTTGTGCTAGGTACTTTGCTTTATCACAGAAAGGACATTGCGTCTTTCCGAATATTTCAATTAGCATGTCTTCCTCTATCTGTCTCAATGTTCGTGAATGTATCTTTACATTCGTAATATCATGTGTCATCATATATTTATGCTGTTAATAATGTAGTTTACTAATATACATCCGCACCAGAGGCCTAGTACTAATGATATTACAATCCTTGCTCTATGTCCTTCCATGTTATCGCTATTCCTCTTCGTGCTAGTTCATTTAAGCACTTCTGTTTTACTTTTGGTTTCGGGCCTTCGTTTATATATTTAAAGAGCTCCTCTTTAGGAGTTCCCTTTATCCAATAGTGAGTCGTAGTTGAGTGGCTTTCACCTCTTCTCCTGGTTGTTTGCGATGGTTTGAATTTGATAGGCATAATGTATAATTTAAGATGATATATCCTGGGTGCTGATTGATATAGAACCAGACACTAGGTTGGCATAAAACACAGCGCGCTCTGCTTCATGCAGGGTTGATTGAGTGAGGAACAAGTCTTTGTTGGCCTCGGTTGAGAAATGATATGTATACATCCCTTGAGGCGATACTGAAGTTGTTCTACCAGGATTAATAATCTCAAAGGTTACATCATCACCAT